TAGAATAGAATCAGAAAAAGCAATGCTTGAAGATTCAGAAGATCAAACTAAAAACATAAGTAGCTTTGCAGAAAGAAGAGCAAAATAAAAAACTATATAACATTGTTTATCCTATACCTGAGAGTATTGTAAAAAGAAAAAACAAAGCAAAATCTTTTCAGTATGGATATAACGAGAAGTACGATATTGTTGTTATATCTAGAAACGGTACCATTGGTGAGGTATGGAATATAAACGGTGTTAATGTAGCGTTACCTTCTGTTCCAAAAACAGTTTATAAAAGAAATAAAAACAAATCAGAACAATACTGGGAACCTTTTGAGTATTCTAAAAACCTACAAAAAATAAAAAGTATTTTTCAATGGAATCAATCGCCTAAAGATTTTAAATCAAGATGGGTTGACTATATTGAATCAGAGTTTGATAGAAGAGAAGAAGGGTTTTGGTTTTACAATAACGGTAAGCCAACCTACTTAACAGGTACACACTATATGTATTTACAGTGGACCAAGATAGATGTTGGACATCCTGAATTTAGAGAAGCTAATAGAATATTTTTTATATTTTGGGAGGCTTGTAAGGCTGATGTAAGAAGTTTTGGAATGGTATATTTAAAGATAAGACGTTCAGGATTTTCATTTATGTCATCTTCAGAATGTGTAAACACAGCAACGCTTGCTAAAGATGCAAGGGTAGGTATACTATCTAAAACAGGATCTGATGCTAAAAAAATGTTTACAGATAAGGTTGTACCAATATCTAGTAACTATCCTTTCTTTTTTAAACCCGTACAGGATGGTATGGATAAACCAAAGACAGAACTAGCATATAGGGTACCTGCTTCTAAGATTACTAAAAAGAATATGTACAATATAGACGAGGGTGGTATGACAGGATTAGATACCACTATTGACTGGAAGAATACAGACGACAACTCGTACGATGGTGAAAAACTTTTATTATTAGTTCATGATGAGAGTGGTAAGTGGATTAAGCCTAACAACATATTAAACAACTGGCGTGTAACTAAAACTTGTTTACGTTTAGGTAGTAGGGTTATAGGTAAATGTCTTATGGGTTCTACTTCAAACGCTTTAGATAAAGGAGGTGAAAATTTTAAGAGGTTATACTACGACTCTGATCCTAGTCAAAGAAATGCAAACGGCCAAACTAAGAGTGGTATGTATAACCTTTTTATTCCTATGGAATGGAACCTAGAGGGTTTTATTGATAAGTACGGAATGCCTGTTTTAGATGCTCCTAAAAAATCTACAGTAACACCTCTTGGAGATAGAATAAAACAGAGTGCTATAGAGTATTGGGAGAACGAGGTTAAGTCTCTAAAAAATGATGCTGATGCACTTAATGAGTTTTATAGACAGTTTCCAAGAACCGAGTCACACGCATTTAGAGATGAGAGTAAGTCTTCTATATTTAACTTAACTAAGATATATCAACAAATAGATTATAACGACAACTTAATTAGAGACAAGGTTTTAGTAAAAGGGTCGTTTCATTGGAAAAACGGAGAACAAGATACGGAAGTAATATGGACACCAGATCAAAGAGGTAGATTCTTAATTTCCTGGATCCCAGGGCAAAACCTACAAAACAGAAAAGAAGTAAGATCAGGAGTAAAACATCCGGGTAACGCACACATAGGGTCGTTTGGTTGTGACTCGTATGATATATCAGGAACTGTAGGAGGAGGAGGTTCTAACGGAGCTCTACATGGACTAACTAAGTTTCATATGGACGATGCACCTGCTAACGAATTTTTTTTAGAGTATGTAGCAAGACCACAAACGGCTGAAATGTTTTTTGAAGATGTACTTATGGCCTGTGTGTTTTATGGCATGCCTGTACTTGTAGAAAATAACAAACCTAGATTACTGTATCATTTCAAGAACAGGGGATATAGAAGGTATTCATTAAATAGACCAGATAAAATAACAAGGAACTTATCTAAAACAGAAAAGGAACTAGGAGGCATACCAAACACTTCTGAAGCAGTAAAACAAGCTCACGCTTCTGCTATAGAAACGTATATTGAAAAGTATGTAGGACTAGATACGGAGGGTGTGTATAGATCTCCAGACGAGATGGGTTTGATGTATTTTACTAGGACTCTACAAGACTGGGCTAGGTTTGATATAAACAACAGAACAAAGTTTGATGCATCGATTAGTTCAGGTTTAGCTATAATGGCAAATCAAAAGTTTAATTATCAAGAGTCTAAAAAAGAATCAAAAATAAGCATTAACTTTGCAAGATATAATAATAAGGGAAGATTTAGTCAAATAATCACATGAAAGACGTAAAGGTAAGTATTAATCCCTCTTCTTTTCCAAGTCAGTTCGTACCTGACTCCACGAAGAACACAATGGAGTTTGGATTACAGATAGGACAGGCTATACAATATGAATGGTTTAAAAGGGATAACACAAGTTCTAAATTTTACAATCAATGGGATGCGTTTCATAAGCTAAGGTTATATGCTAGAGCTGAACAATCAGCTGGAAAGTATAAAAATGAATTAGCTGTAGACGGAGACCTGTCGTATATGAATTTAGACTGGACACCTGTGCCTATAATTCCTAAGTTTATAGATATTGTTGTTAACGGAATGTCAGATAGATTGTTTGATGTTAAGGCGTATGCACAGGATGCAATGTCTGCAGAAAAAAGAAATCAATACCAAGAAAATATAGAAGCTGATATGGTTTCTAAAGATCTTCTTTCTCAAATTAAGAATGATTTTGGTGTTGACGCTTTTAATACTGATCCAGAAAATTTACCAGAGAATGATGATGAACTACAATTGCATATGCAACTTGACTATAAGTCATCAATAGAACTAGCTGAAGAAGCTGCTATCAATACAATACTTTCTGAAAACCTATACGAAGACACTCGTAAAAGAACTTTATACGACCTAACAACTCTAGGTATTGGTGTTGTAAAACACGAGTTTGTTCCAGGTGAAGGTATAGTTGCTAAGTATGTGGATCCAGCAAATATTGTATATAGTTATACAGAAGATCCAAACTTCAAAGATTGTTTCTATTGGGGTGAGGTTAAGAACGTACCTATTGGTGAAGTTGTAAAGATAGATCCAACAGTTACAAACGAGCAACTAGAAGAAATATCTAAATACAGCCAGGATTGGTATAACTACTTTAGAGGATCTCAGTATTACAACAACTCAGTATTTAACAACGACAGTGTAACACTTCTGTACTTTAACTATAAAACAACTAAAAAGTTTGTTTACAAAAAGAAGGGTGGGAAGGTTATACAAAAAGAAGATACATTTAATCCTCCACAAGAGATGATGGAAGAGAGAGGGTTTAAAAGAATAGAAAAAAATATAGACGTATGGTATGAGGGTGTTATGGTTATGGGTACTAACATTGTTCTTAAATGGCAAATGGCTGAGAATATGGTTAGACCAAAGTCAGCATCTCAAAACGTAATGTCTAACTATATAGCGTGTGCACCTAGAATGTATAAAGGAAATATAGAGTCTTTACTAAGAAGAATGGTTCCTTTTGCAGATCTTATACAGATGACTCATTTAAAGTTACAACAAGTAATACAGAAGGTTGTACCAGATGGGGTGTTTATAGATGCAGACGGTTTAAATGAAGTTGATCTTGGTAACGGAGCAACATACAATCCAGAGGATGCACTAAAGCTGTATTTCCAAACTGGTTCTGTTGTAGGTAGAAGTTACACACAAGACGGTGAGTTTAATAATGCTAGAGTTCCTATCCAGGAGCTTTCTAAAAACTCAGGTCAAGCAAAAATCTCTAGTTTAATAGGTAGTTACAATCACTATCTACAAATGCTTAGAGATGTAACAGGATTAAATGAAGCTAGAGACGGCTCTACTCCAGATCCTAATTCACTTGTTGGACTTCAAAAAATAGCAGCTCTTAACAGTAACACAGCTACAAGACATATACTAGATGGGTTTATAGATATTACTAGAGACTTAGCTACAGGTTTATCTTGTAGAGTTTCTGATGCATTAGAATATTCTGAATATAGAGATGAGTTCGCAATGCAGATTGGTAAGTACAATGTTAACCTGCTTGATGAAATAAAAGATTTACATATATATGACTTTGGTATATTTATAGAAGTAGCACCAGACGATGAAGAGAAACAACAACTAGAACAGAACATTCAGGTTGCTCTATCACGTGAGGCTATTGATCTTGATGACGCTATTGATATAAGAGAAGTTAGAAACGTTAAACTAGCAAACCAGCTGCTAAAAGTAAAACGTAAAAAGAAAGAAAAAGAAAAACAACAGTTTGAAATGCAAAAGATTCAGCAACAACAACAGGCACAAATGCAATCACAGCAGATGGCCGCTCAAGTTGCTGCTCAGAAAATGCAGATGGAAACTCAATCTAAAATGCAGATTGCTCAAGCTGAAGCTGGTTTCGAATTAGAAAAACTTAGAGGTGAGGCACAATTAAAAACACAATTGATGCAACTTGAGTTTCAACTAAACATGCAACTTAAAGGTATAGATTCCGAAACATTACAAAAAAGAGAAGATAACAGAGAGAAAGGGAAGGCTGACAGGATTAGCTTACAGAACTCCCAACAGTCTAAGTTAATAGAGCAACGTAAAAAAGATTTACCACCTATTAGCTTTGAATCAAATGAAGACACTCTAGATGGTTTTGACTTAGCAGAGTTTGAACCACGTTAAAAATTAAATATAAATAATGCGTAATTTTGCGCTATAAATTAAATTAAATATGGAATTAAAAGTAAAAGCGGTCCCAGGACCAGGTGAAAAATCTGTTCAAGAGGTTGAAGAACAATTAATTGAACAAAACGATAGACCTGTTGAAGAGCAGGTGGAGGAAACTCCAACTACAGAAGTTGCTGCAGAGCAGCCTGTAGAGGAACAAGCGAGCAAAACTCGTGAGTTACAAGAAGAAGACGTTCTTTCATATATTAAAAATAGATACGAAAAGGATATAAATTCTGTTGATGAATTGCTTTCTCAAACCGAGAGTAATGAAGAGTTGCCAGAAGATGTATCAGCATTCTTAAAATATAAAAAAGAAACTGGTAGAGGTATTCAGGACTTTATGAAAATTCAAAAGAATTATGAAGACATGAATGAAGACCAGGTTTTGCGTGAGTATTATTCTGCTACAGAGTCTGACTTAGACGACGATGACATTACTTATTTAATGGACGATAAGTTTAAGTTTGATGAAGATGAAGAGGAAGAGTCTGTAGGAAAGAAAAAAGCAATCGCAAAAAAAAGAGAGCTTGCAAAAGCAAAGAAGTATTTTAATGAATTAAAGGAGACATACAAGGTACCTGTCGAGTCGTCAGCGTCACCTGTCAACGAAAAGGAATTAGAAGACTACAATGCTTACAAGAAATATGTATCTGAGTCACAAAGTGTTCAAGAACAGAATCAAAAACGTTCTGAATATTTCCTGAAAAAAACAGATGAATTGTTTGGCGAAGAGTTCAAAGGTTTTGAGTTCAATTTCGATGATCAAAAAGTCGTTTTTAATCCTGGAGATGTAAAGTCTGTTAAAGACTCTCAGTCGGACATCAACAACTTTATCAGTAAATATCTTGATAAGGACGGTATGATAACTGACGCAAATGGATACCACAAGGCTTTAAGTGCTGCGCTTAATCCAGATAAAGTTGCTCAATTCTTTTATGAAAAGGGCAAGGCAGACGCAGTTGACAATGTTTCAAAACAGTCTAAAAATATAAATATGGACGTTAGAAACACACCTCAACAGATGTCTAATACAAGTGGATTAAAGTTCAGAGCTGTAAACCCTGATAGTGGCAGAGGATTAAAGATTAAAAAACGAAGTTAAAAATTATTAAAAATTATTAGAAAATGGCACAAAACATTACATTAGGTGGATCAGTGAGTTTAACTCCAGCACCTAGCCAGGTAACACTACCTGGATCGTACATTTCCAGCTTCGACTTCTTAAACCAATATCTTCCAGATGTTGCTGAAAAAGAATTCGAAAGATATGGAAACCGCTCTGTAAGCTCATTCTTAAGAATGGTAGGAGCAGAAATGCCTTGTAACTCTGACTTAATAAAATGGTCTGAGCAAGGTAGATTACACATTAAATACGAAGCAGTAGTCCTTGAGGATTCAGAAGTAGCAACTAACGATAGTGTTGTTATTGAGATTCCAAATCACGTATTAAGAAAAGGACAAACTGTTATGGTATCTGACGGAGGAAGTGGTGCAACTGCATCTTTCAAAGGTATTATTACAGCTGTTGTTAGTGGGGCTTCTGGAACAATTACTGTAGCAATATATGATGCAGATGGTCTTCCAGCAGTTTCAGGTTTATCTTCAGGAGACAATTCAGGTACTAACTTAGATGTGTTTGTATATGGTTCTGAATTTAAAAAAGGATCAAACGGAATTGAAGGATCTCTAGAAGCTCCAACAGACATTAAGTCAAACAACCCAATCATCATCAAGGATAAGTATTCTGTATCAGGTTCTGATATGGCACAAATCGGATGGATCGAAGTTACTACAGAAAACGGAGCTTCAGGGTATTTATGGTACTTAAAATCTGAGCACGAAACTAGATTAAGATTCGAAGACTACCTAGAAACAGCAATGGTTGAAGCAGTTCCTGCTGAGACTGGCTCTGGTGCTGTTGCAGCTTCAGGTGATTTAGGTAACAAAGGTTCTGAAGGTTTATTCTACGCTATCGAAAACGGAGGTAACACATCTACTGGAGCAATTCAGTCTTTAGATGATATCGATGCAATCGTTGGTAGATTAGACAAGCAAGGATCTATTGAAGAAAACGTAATATTTGTAAACCGTGGACTATCTTTCGAGATTGACAACGTACTTGCTGAGTTAAATGGATTTGACACTTCTGGTGGTGCTGCTAACGCTGCTTCATTCGGATTGTTTGACAATGACACTGACATGGCACTTAACCTTGGATTCTCTGGATTTAGAAGAGGGTATGACTTCTACAAGTCTGACTGGAAATACTTAAACGATGCAACAATGCGTGGAGGTATTACAGGAGGAGCTATAGATGGTGTACTTGTACCAGCTGGTTCTACAACTGTTTATGACCAAGTGTTAGGTAAGAACGCAAAACGTCCTTTCTTACACGTAAGATACAAAGCTTCTCAGACTGAAGATAGAAAAATGAAGTCTTGGATAGTTGGATCTGCAGGAGGTGCTTCTAATAGCGACTTAGATGCTATGGAGGTTCACTTCTTATCAGAAAGAGCTCTTTGTACTCTTGGTGCAAACAATTTCTTCTTATTCAAATAAGATTACTTTAAGGATGGGATCGCTTAGGTGGTCCCCTCCTTATTTTTATAAACTTAAAATTAAATTAAAATGAAAAAACAATCAGTCGTAAAAGACAGAACTTATAGATTAAAAGGTAGAAAAGCACCTATAAGCTTTATATTAAACTCAAGAAACTCACGTAGAAAACCACTCTTACACTTTGACGGTCAATCTAACAGAGCTTTAAGATATTCAACCAATCAACAATCACCATTCGAAGACGAGCAAGATAGTAACGCTATTATCGAACCTATTGTATTTGAAGATGGTATGTTATATGTTCCTAAAAACAATCCGGTACTTCAGGAATTTTTATCGTTACACCCATCACTTAATGTAGTGTTTGAAGAGATAGATACTGAAAAGGATGCTAGTGTAGAGGTTGAAGAAATGGATTACCAGATAGACGCTTTAATAGCAGCAAAAGATTTAGATCTAGAGATGCTAGAAACTATCGGTAGAATATCATTAAGCCTAAATGTAGATAAACTGTCAACAGCTGAGTTAAAACGTGATGTGAGACTGTATGCTAAGAATAGTCCAAAAGATTTTCTAAATACATTAAACGATCCTTTATTAAAGTTACAGTCTTTAGCTTCTAAATCTTTAGCTGAAGGAATACTAAGACTAAAAAACAAAGGAAAAGATATTTATTTCAACCTACCTTCTAATAAAAAGAAACTAATGAGCATTCCATTTGGAGAGACAGCTACTATGTCTTTAGCTCAATTCTTTAAAACAGATGATGGTATAGAGCTGATGCAGCTCCTTGAAACCAAGCTTCAAGATTAAATTTCCCTAAGCCCCTCAACCCAGAGGGGTTTATTTTTTTTCACTATCTTTGCGTAAAAGATTACCAGATGATAAACAGTGTAAGAAATACTGTGCTGGCTGTAGCAAACAAGCAAAACTTCGGATATATAACACCATCTGATTTTAATCTTTATGCAAAGCAAGCTCAGTTAGATATTTTTGAAGACTATTTTTATAGGTATAACGAATGGATTGCAAAGCAAAATGCTAGAATTTCAGGTAGTGGATATGCTGATATTGTAAAAAACATAGAAGAGGCTATTGATATATTTTCTTCAACAAACACTCCTAGTGATTCAAGTGGCCCTTCCTTTCCTTTACCTACTGACTATTACTTAATTAATATAGTTAAGTACGGAACAAAAGAAGTAGAAAGAGTTTCACAAAACAAAATATTAAATCTAACATCGTCTCATTTAACAGCGCCTTCAGCAACCTTTCCAGCATATATTATGGATGGGTCTAATATAACGGTATACCCTAGTAGTATAACAACAGGTATTACAATACAGTATATTAGAAAGCCTTTAGACCCTAAATGGACTTACACTACCTTATCAGCAGGAGAACCTGTTTTTAACCAGTCGGCTAGTGACTATCAAGATTTTGAAATACCTGGTAGTGATGAACCTACTCTAGTTAATAAGATATTAAAATATGCAGGTATTTCTATAAGAGAAACAGATATATACAAGGCGGGAGAAAATGATGAGGTTAAAGAAACACAAAAACAAGGATAATGGCATTTATAACAGGATATCAATATTACGAAAATAGTGGTAGTTTACCAGAAGATAACAACTGGGGATCATACCAGTATATAACATTGTCTGACATTGTAAACAACTTTATGCTTATGTATGTAGGTAACGACAAGTTAGTCAATAATGTAGAAAGATATAATGTTCTTTTTCATGCAAAGCGTGGTATACAAGAACTTAATTACGATGCCTTAAAAGAAACAAAGATAGTAGAGCTTACTGTAAACAACAGTGCAAGTATAGTTCTTCCTCCTGATTTCGTAAACTGGGTTAGAATATCTCTATCTAAGGATGGTGTTCTTTACCCGTTAAATGAAAACAATAAAACAAACTTCGCTAAGAGTTACCTTCAAGATAATGAATACAGAGTTTTATTTGATGTTGATGGGAACGTTCTTATAGGAACTTCTTTACTTGATGAATCAAGAGTAAACGGTACGTTGAAATCTGAATTTTTAGATACTAAAGATACCAATGCATACAACATAGATGGAAACATTGTTTATGACTATCAGGTATCAGCTAGGTATGGTTTAAGTACAGATACAGCAAACCAAAACAATACCTTTAAAATAAACAAACAACAAGGTGTGATTAATTTTTCATCTACTCTTGCAGATCAAGAGGTTGTTTTAGAATATGTTTCTGATGGTATGGAAAATGGAACTGATTCTGATGTAAAACTAAACAAACTATTCGAAGACTATATATATGCTTATATTAAGTATGCTATTTTAAATTCAAAAGTAGGTGTTCAAGAATATGTTGTTAGACGTTCTCAGAAAGATAAAAGTTCTCTATTAAGAAACGCTAAAATAAGATTGAGTAATATTCACCCTGGTCGACTCATTATGGCTATGAGAGGCCAAAATAAATGGTTGAAGTAGAATGAATATAAATAAGAATTTTATAGGGTCTAGAATGAACAAAAGTCTAGACGAAAGATTAGTACCAAACGGTGACTATATCGATGCGTTAAACGTAAGAAATTCTTCTTCAGAAGATGGACAGTCAGGTACTATAGAAAACTCTAAAGGTAATGAACTGTTAGTATCTTTAACCTATGAGGGTAGTGCTCTTACAAACGCTACATGTATAGGTGCTTATGAGGACGGTACTAACGAGACTATATACTGGTTTGTAACTTCTGATAATGTAGATATAATAGCATCTTTTAACACAAGAACTCAAGCAGTCATACACCACGTTGTTAGTGAAACTGTTTTAAATTTTAATTCAGAGTATTTAATTAATGGTATTGATCTTATAGATAATCTTTTGTTTTTTACAGATAATTACAATCAACCTAGAAGAATAGACGTAAAAGCAAACTATCCACATCCAATATCTAATGTAGATCAAATCACGGAAGACGATATATCAGTTATAGTAAAACCTCCTATTAGCTCTCCTGATTTACTTTTAATAACCACTTCATCAAGCGATAAGAACTATATAAAAGACAAGTTTATAAGGTTTGCTTATAGGTATAAATATAAAGGTGGTGAGTATTCTGCCTTGTCCGAGTTTTCAGATATAGCATTTTCTCCAGGTCAGTTTAAATTAAACTATGGAAACTATGATATGGAAGGTATGCAAAACACAGCCAACTCTATTAATGTTACTTTTAATACAGGAGGTTCAGATGTTATAGGTGTTGACTTATGTTTTAAGTTATCTACTTCTAATATTATTAATGTTGTTGAAAAGTTTACTAAAATAGAAAAAGGATGGCCTAACAACAGTGATGTTTCTATTGAGTTTGATAATCAAAAGATTTATACCACTCTTCCTGAAAGTGAACTGTTAAGGCTTTATGACAATGTTCCTAAAAAAGCAAAGTCTCAGACATCTATGGGTAACAGAATTTTTTATGGAAACTATGTAGATGGCTACGATGTTAATACAACAATAGATTACGGCGTAGAACTTATTTCTCAAGAGATAGGTTTTAATTCAGTACCAGAATCTGAGTCTACTGGAGCCGCGTACACTATAGATACCTTCACTTCAGTAACAGACGCAAAGTTAGACATGGACTTGTCAAACATAAATCTAAAAGAGGGAGGTTCTTTATTTATAGACCTTAATATTATACATAGTTCTTTTGGGGGAAGCGGCACATATAGTTCAGCCCCTGAAAACAGTTACACTAAAAGTTTCCAGTTTATATTCCCAAGAGATTTTAGTTCTGTTGGAGATTTAGCTACATCTACTGAGTTTATAAATTCTGTACAGTCTTCATTAAGTTTTGCTAATGCTGCAAATGGATATAGCTTAACAGATAATTTTTATTCTAATATAGAGTCAAAATCAGGGTGGACTGCAGATGGAGGAGGTATAACTTCAGCAACTGGAGATTTTGAAATATCACATTCAGGAAACACATTAAGTTTACAGATACCTGCTATAAGATACGAAGACAATGCAAACGCTGGAACTTACGCTTACGAATACTTTAAACATTCTACAACAACAGTTTCTGTAGTGGAAGCTGGAAACAGACAGAGTTTACACAGTAACAGGGATTATGAACTTGGTATAGTTTATTTAGACGAGTATAATAGAGCGTCAACCGCTTTAGTTTGTAGCGACAACACAGTGTATGTTCCTGCTAATAAATCTACATTTAAAAACAATATAAGAGCAACAATAAAAAACTTAGCACCTTCTTGGGCAAGTCGATACAGGTTTGTTTTAAAACCAAGTAAGGGTAGTTATGAAACTATTTATAGTAAACAGTATTTCTGGGACCCAGAAGAAAGCGCTTGGTGGTTAAAATTAGAAGGTGATCATCAAACAAAAGCTAAGAATGGAGACACTTTGATTGTAAAATCTTCTTCTTCAGGGCCTCTTTCGGAAGTTGTAAAAACAAAAATACTTGATTTAGAAACAAAAGAAAAATACTTTATAGATGACACAGATGGAAGTGAGGTTCCTAAAGTAGGAGGAGTTTTTATGAAATTAAAACCTAGGGGGTTTAGTATACAAGAAGATGTAGAAAATCAGATTATAGAAAACGGTAATATAGAATCAAAAAATTATGACCTTTTTTATGGAACTACCATTGAAAACACTGGGTCTGGTGCTACATATGTAGAGTACACAATTCCTGCGGGAAGTACTGTTACATTTAAAATAAAAAATGAAAGATTAGGTGGAGGAACAGTTTGTGGCTCTAGGTATTTTATATTAGATAGGTCTTATACAGCTACTAGAGATTATGACAATATGTATGACTTTATTGTAAATGAACACATAAACTTTAATAATCCAACAAATAACCCAGAGGTTGAAAGTTCAGACGACACTAAACCTTCAGCTGAGTTTGATGACACAATAGGTGATGAAAATGATGTACAAGAATTTAACTACTATTACAATCCATTAACTTTACCTGGTTATAAAGGTGGTCCAGTTGAAATAATAGACCCTCCCTTTACAGAGGGGGTTACAAAAATTAGATATTTTAGACACAGTGACTCTAATGATGGTAGAGCTTGGTTAGGTTTTAGACAAGCAGGTAGTAAATGTGATGGGCGTAATTATTGGTTGAATGTAGATATTGAAGTAGAAAGAGCAGACTCTTTAATTATACTAGAAACAGAGCCAAAAGAAAACACAAACGAAATATATTTCGAAAGTTCAAAGAGTTATCCAATAACAAACAGATACCATTCAGGTAATGTTACAAATCAAGATGCGTCTAACGATGCTGTGGTAGATGTGGCTTTATACGACTGTTTCTCATTTGGAAATGGTGTAGAAAGTATAAAAATAAACGATGGTTTGTCTAATCCTAGTTTTAAAATGGGAGCAAGAGTTACAGCTGTATCTGAGCAGGATTATAAGGAAGCTCACAGGTACGCAGATTTAACTTATAGTGGTGTTTATAATATAGAGACAAACGTCAATAAGCTAAATGAATTCAATTTGGGACTTGTGAATTTTAAGTCTTTAGAAAAATCATTTGGTCCAATTGAAAAGTTACACGCTAGACAAACAGACATACTTGTTTTACAAGAAGATAAGATATCATACGTATTAGCAAACGGAAAAAATTTATTCTCTGACGCTGCAGCGGGCGGGGCTATAATAAGTACACCAGATGTTTTGGGTCAACAAATATCTAGAGCTGAAGAGTTTGGTATAAGTAATAATCCAGGGAGCTTTTCTACTTATGGTAGTGACGTATACTTTACAGATGCTAAAAGAGGATGTGTTATAAATATAAACGGACAGTCTTATAATACTGATAAATTAAATATTATTTCACAGTTAGGAATGCGCTCTTGGTTTAGAGATAGGTTTATAGAAAAGAAAAACAATATTATTTTAGGAGGGTATGACCCATATATGAACGAGTATGTACTTTCGTTTACAGATAATGATTTAGATATACAAACAGATACAATAGAATGTGGTGTTGAAATAACTCAAGAATCTTCAAGTAATGCATTAACTTACACCGTTAGTCTTGATGATATTATAGGCACCTCAACTATAACGTATGCAGTAACTTCGGGAAGTATAAACGTATCACTAACCTACGATGGGACAGAAGAAATAAACAGTACAGTAACTGGTTCTGGAACACTTACATTTACTAAGGATAACTATAATGTCAATGAAGCTACTTTAGTTATTACACCTACAAGCGCAACTTATTCTTTAAATGTAGGATGTGTAGCAACACAAGAGCTTACAGTTGTAAGAATTATAAGAAACACAGACAAGTTTGAAAACCAAACGTTACACCACGAATATTCTTGGGCAGCTTCAGGACGTACAAGTCCTATAACTACAGACGCATTTACGTTTGATGACGGCCCTGTTTCTTTATATAAATCTGTTACCGGTAACGAGTCACAGGGTATTATACCTGCTGAGGGAGCTACTATAACAATGAAGCATATTCAAAAAACAGGAGACACGGCTTTTTCTGCTGAGGCTAAGTTTAAGTATTTAGTTTCAAATACTCAGTATACAGAAGCTCAAATAGCTACACTTATGCCTTTATTACAGGAAGCAACTCCAATTACTAATTCACCTGCTAATACTTATCAAGCTTCGTTTACATACACCAATTCTTCTGATCACCAATACCTGTATTTGGTTTGGGATTATGCTGTAAGTGTATCAGAAGACTTATGTTATTCAAGTTCAAATAGTAGTGACGCTTGTTGTACTTGTGATTCAAACTCACTAACAACTTACTATATTGACGGAACAAGTTTATTATATGCTAATGCAGTATATACAGATTCACTGTTATTTACAAAAGCATCCGACGGTCATTATAGTGACTTAAGTATAGTTAGAGAGCAATCTTCTGGAGACTTATTAACTCACGCAACTTGCCCATCTTGTAGTGGTGGAGAAGGAGGCGGAGGCGGAGAAGGAAGTAGCTTAACTTCATACAGTTCATCTATTGTGGGAGTGTTTAACGCGACCTGTCCAGTTGATGGAAGTGTAAATACTCTAAATCAGACATACTATCACGATGGTAGTGGCACATATCCAACAGCTGGAGATGCGTGTTACTCAGATAGTACAGGATACAACGTATTAGATGCTGGTTATTATGTACTAGGTAATTCAACATCAGGTGAAGGTAATAGAAATTATATATTTATAAACAATAACACAGGAACAGTCGCATCAAACTATCCACAATCTTGTTAATTATGGCATCTTATACACTAACATACAGTCAATCGGCAAAAGGGTGGCCGTCTTTTTATTCATATAAACCTGAGATGATGGTAGGTATGAACAATTATTTTTATTCATTTAAGAATGGTAACCTTTACAGACACAATACAAATGCAACCAGAAATAATTTCTACGGTGCACAATACAACTCTACACTAACTGGTGTTATCAATGATGCACCAAACACAGTTAAAACTTTTAAGACAATATCACTTGAAGGTAATAACCCTTGGGATTGTACAATAACAACTGATCTAGGAAGTGGGTTTATAGACTCTAACTGGTTTGTAAAAAAAGAAGGGGAGCATTATGCTCATATAAGAAGAACAGCTGATGACGATGTGTTTGAGCTTAGATCTGCATTAGGTATAGGTGAAATAGCAAGTTTAGATTCGTCTACAGCAAGTGCTGTTGTTTTAACTTTTGGATTTAATATTGGATCTACAGTTTCTGTAGGTGACAAACTTTATAAAGAGTCTGGAGGTAACGTCTCACTTGTTGGTAATATAACAGCAATATCTGGAGTAACAATAACAGTAGACACAACGGTTACTGGAGGATCAGTACCTTCAGCTAGTCAGTTTGTGATGCACGTAAAAAACAATATAGCTGAGTCTTATGGAACCACAGGATACTATCTAGAATATACACTAGAAAACGATTCTACTGCATTTACAGAACTGTATAGTGTGGGCTCAAAACTATTTAAGAGCTTTCCTTAAAATTCACTATCTTTGCAATAACTATATAAAAAATAAATACTATGGCAGGATTAGGTTCTTTAGGTTCTTTAGGGTCTGCTGCTGGTGCAGGTGCAGGAGCTGCAGCATCAGGTGGAGGAGCTGGATTGATTGGAGCGTTAGGTCCTATAGGAGCTGGACTACAAGTTTTAGGAGCTGGTTTCCAAATCGCACAGGCAATTGACGCTAAGAAAAAACAACGTGATGCAGAAAGAGCTGCAAAAGTAGCGTTAAGTCAAGCTAAAAGTAAGTTAGCTGTAAATAGATTAGAAGGTGTTCAGTTACCGTTAGATGCATACGAAGCTGCGATGAGAGAAACCACTGCACAACAAATGCAATCTTTGGAAGGTCTTAGGGAAGCCGATGCAAGATCTTTAGCTGCAGGTGTAGGTAAACTACAAATGGCAGGAGATATTGCTACAGAAAGAACTAGAAGACAAATGGAGCAGGCTATAACTCAAAGAGAAGAGGCTATAGCTAAAGAACAGTCTCGAATAGATGCAACTCTAGCAACTTTAGATTTAGAAGAAGCAATGGGTGCACAAGAAGCGGCAGCTCAAAGAGAAGAGCAGTTTGCTTTAGGTTTATCGAGTGGTGTTGCTGGATTAGGATCTGCAGTACAAACACTATATGGAGACAGTGACTTATATCAGTCTAGACAAAACGAATTAAAAGCAGCATCTGAACTACAAAAACAAGGAAGAATATCTGCTGATTTAAACGCAAGACAAGCTAGAAGAAAAATGTTAGAGATGGGGTATACATCTAAAGAAATTATGGATCTTTCAGAAGGAAAACAACTTCTAGCAAATGCTGGAATTTCAAGTATGGGAGGAACATTTGGCGGTTTAACTGGCAACACAAGTGGACTAAAGGCGATTTTCTAAAATATGGCAACGTACTATAAATATAAAGAAAGAGATTTAAAAAAGTCTATGATTGATTGGAGTGGTTTAACTAAAACCATTTCTGATAATCTATTAAAAGAGAAGGCTGATAGAGAAAAAAGAAAGTTTGAGCTTGAAGAAAGTTATCAAGAACAGTTACAAAAAATTAACGAATACGAGCAGGGAGTAGACCCAACGGCTAACGAGTTTGCAATGAAGCAAGCCCAACAAGCTAGAGATTTTTTAATGGAAAACCATAAGCTTATGAAAGCTGGGTTAAGACCTGTTAATGATTCTAAGCTTATTAAACAACGTGTTGGAGATACTTGGTCTACACTTAGTAATTCATTAAAAACTTATAACGAAAACTTTAAAAGACTTAGTGAGTTAGACGGCAAAGGAAACGAAGCTGTACTAAAAGCTATGTCAGATCAATTGGATTTAAAAGGTAAACAGATATACTACGAACCAAATACTGGAGCTGGGTACTATGTTAATGTAGACGATCAAGGGAAGATAGATATGAACACAGCTGTTCCTGTAAAAGCTCTTACTAACATACAACACCAGGAGTTTGAGACTATAGATGTAAACGCTGAAGCAGCTAAGGTTGCTAAGAATGCAGCACAATGGAAAACATTTTTAACGTCAACTACAGATATAAAGACTGCAAGATTAAACGATAATTATAAAGATTGGATTAACAATACAACTAAGAGTGCATTAAGTTCTGATGAAAAGGTAGCCTCTGTTCTTATGGACTATTTAGGTATAGAGTATAACACAGATGGTACACCAAGTAAAAGAAGTGTTAGCTATCAAAGAGTATCTGGATACGGACCAACAGGAGAACTTATAATGGAGGATGTTACTATAGATGTTGGAGATGTAGAAATGAAGTTCAACCCTAAGTCGGGTAAACTCGAACCACAACTTACAGATGAGCAAAAGAAGTATGCAGAGGATGCGTATAAAAATGCTATAGAAATAAATGTTGCTAGAGAGGCCTCTAAAGATTATGTAGCTCCAAGAGAGTCTGATAGAAAAGCAGGTGCTGCTAAAAAATCTAAAGAAGATAATTTTAATGTTATAATTGCTGCTCTTCAAGGTGATGAAGATAAATTTAAAACTATATTCGATCAATTAGATCAAGCTAAAGTTAGCATTACTGGAGATCAATTAAGTATATCTGGTAAAGATCCTATTGATGTATCAACATCTAAAACAATAAGTCAAGCTGGCGCAAGGATTGCTGCTCAATTAGGATATTCTCCAGAAGAATTTGTTGATTTTATAAATAAAAAAGGACTACA